GTATCGCGCGGGATTTAGCCGGAGTGATTTTGGCGCGGTGCGGCACGGCATGATGTCCACGCCGAAGTCCGCTAAGGCGGTCACCCTCACCGGCCCGCGCTGCACCTTCTGCCAGAAGCCGAGCCGTCGGGACCGGCCGCAGATCTATATCTGCCAAGCGGGGCATCGCTTTACCTGGAAAGCCCGGTGATCGTCAAGGCGCTCTGGCTCCTCGCGGTCGTGACGTTGGCGAGCATGGTCTATGGCGTCGTACGTGCCGCCCTCTGCGACCTCCTCGGGGGCCGCTGGCGCTGCCCGAGCTGTCGCCGGGGCGGGCTATGAAGCGCGGCCCGAAGGCCCCGCCGACGGCGACGGTCCTCCCCCCGCTCACGGCGGGGACGCCTTCGGGCCGCTTTCAGGAATTTTGCGCCCGGCACCTACGCCACGTCAAGGGGGAGTGGGCGGGTCAGCCGATCCTGCTCGCGCCCTGGCAGCGTGAGGACATCATCGAGCCGCTGTTTAACACGGTGCGACCCGACGGGCTCCGTCGGTATCGCACCTGTTATGTCGAGATCCCGCGCAAGCAGGGGAAGTCGACGCTCGCCTCCGCGCTCGCGCTGTTCCTGCTGTATGCCGATGGGGAGCCGGGCGCGGACATTGTCTCTGCGGCGGCCGACCGCGCGCAGGCGGCGATTGTGTTCGATGCCGCCCGGCAGATGGTCGAGGCGGATCCGGTGCTGAGTGCGTTGACCCAGGTTTATCGCCGCGAGCTCGTGGTGCCGTCGACGGGCTCGAGCTACAAGGTCATCTCGTCGGAAGCCTACAGCAAACACGGCTTGCACCTGTCGGCGGCGATCGTCGACGAGCTCCATGCCCATGAGTCGCGGGACCTGCTCGACGTCCTCCAGACCTCCACGGGCGCCCGCCGTCAGCCGCTCATGTTCATTATCACGACGGCCGGCTTCGACCGGACGAGCGTCTGCTGGCAGGAACACGAGCACGCCGAGAAGGTGCGCGCGGGCGTGATCGACGACCCGACGTATCTCCCGGTCGTCTATGGCGCGACGACCGATGACGACTGGACGTCTGCGGAGACCTGGGCGCGGGCCAATCCGAGCCTGGGCACCACGATCAAGCAGGACTATCTCGAGCAGGAGTGTCGGCGCGCGAAGGAGCTGCCGGCTTACGAGAACGCCTTTAAGCGCCTGCACCTGAACATCTGGACGGAGAACGAGACGCGCTGGCTCCCGATGGACAAGTGGGACGCCTGCCGGGCGGCGGTCGACCCGGAGGCGCTCAGGGGCCGGCGCTGCTTCATTGGCGTCGACCTCTCAAGCACGAAGGACCTCTCGGCGCTGGTCGCGATCTTCCCCGACGACGAGGGCGGCTATGACGTGCTGGCCGACTTCTGGCTCCCGCAGCACATGCTCACCGACCGGGTAAAGCGGCACGGTGTCTTCAATGCCTGGGCGAGCTCGGGGCATCTGCAGCTCACCGAGGGGAACGTGATCGACCATGGCGTCATTGAGCGGCGGATCCGCGAGTACGGCGAACGCTACCAGGTGGAGCGGATCGGCATTGACCCGTGGAACGCGACGCAGATGCTCGCGAAGCTGCAGGCCGACGGGCTCCCCGCGATGCCGATCGCGCAGACGCTCGGGAGCCTGACGGCGGCGACCAAGGCGCTCGAGGCCATTGTCCTCGAGGGCCATCTGCGCCATGGCGGCCACCCGATTCTCCGCTGGTGCGCGGCGAACGTCACGGTCGAGCAGGACCATAACGAAAATATCAAGCCGTCGAAGAAGAAGAGTTCCGAGCGGATTGACGGGGTCAGCGCCCTGGTGAACGCGCTCGCGGTCGCGCTCCCGGTCGTCTCGCTCAATAGCGTCTATGAGGGGCGCGGGGTCCTGGCGTTCTGAGTGCCACTACGGAGGGGACACGGTGAGGATCGCTGACGCGCTGCGCTCGATGGTCTCCGCAATCCGCTCGGGCGGCTGGTTCGGCCCCTATGGCTCGGGGGATAAGGCGCTGATCGACTTGTTCGGCGCGCAGCCGGTGGCCTCCGGTGTGGCGGTGAACGAGTACACCGCGCTCAACATCTCGGCCGTCTGGTCGGCGGTGACGCAGATCTCTGGCACAATTGCCTCGCTGCCGCTGCCGCTCTACAAGCGCATCCCGGGCGGCGGCAAGGAGCGGGACGTCGACCATCCGACCTACAAGCTGCTGATGTCGACGCCGAACGACGAAATGACCGCGATGATCTTCCGCGAGACCCTACAGCAGCATGTCCTCCTGTGGGGCAACGGCTATGCCGAGATCATCCGCGACAACTCCGACCGGCCGACCGAGCTCTACCTCCTCTCGCCCGACATGGTCGAGCCGTACCGCGATCCCGGCTCGAAGCAGATCCGGTATCGCGTCACGCAGGACGATGGCAAGCAGGTCGTGCTCGAGGCGCATCGCGTCTTCCATGTGCCAGGGCTCGGCTTCGACGGGATCAAGGGCTACTCCGTCATCCGCAAGGCGCGCGAGTCGCTCGGCCTGGCGCTCGCCACGGAGCGATTCGGCTCCTCGTTCTTTGGCAACGGCGCGTGGCCCGGCATCGTGGCGCAACATCCCGGCAAGCTGAGCGAAGAGGCGCACAAGCGGCTGAAGAATTCCCTTAACGATACGCTCCGCGGCGGAGGCGCCCACAGCCTGATCGTCACGGAAGAGGGGATCAAGATCGAGAAGGCGGGGATCCCGCCTGAGGACGCGCAATTCCTCGAGACGCGGAAGTTTCAGATTTCTGAGATTGCGCGCTGGTTTAACATCCCGCCCCACAAGCTGCGCGACCTCGACCGCGCGACCTACTCCAACATCGAGCAGCAAGAGATCGAGTGGGTCGTCGACCTCCGGCTCTGGCTCGTGCGGTGGGAGCAGGAGTGCAATCGGAAGCTGATCCGCCCGCTCGAGCAGAAGCGGCAGTTTTACGAGCATCTCGTCGAGGGCCTGCTTCGCGGCGACATCGCGAGCCGCTTTAACGCCTACGCGATCGCGAAAAACTGGGGCTGGATGTCGACCGACGACATTCGCGAGCGGGAGAACATGAACCCGCTACCGAACGGGGCCGGGAAGATCTACCTCGTGCCGCAGAACATGGTGCCGGCCGACCGGGTCGACGAGCTGATCGACGCCCAGGTGCGGCCGGATCCGGCGCCCGTCGCGGCGCTCCCCCCGAAGTCTGAGGACACGCCCGCCGACCGGGCGCATTTTGCGGGCATGGTGGCCGAGCTCCTCCGGCCCGACCTCGACGCCGCCCGCCAGCACGTCGAGGCGCAGCTCGAGAGCACCCGGCAGGAGATCGAGGCGGCACGCGAAGCCGCTGAGAGCGCGAAGGCCGAGGCGGCTGGTATCCAGACATCACTCGGGACACATAACGCCGCGCAGAACGCCGAGCAGGCCGCTTTTCGGGCACGTCTGGACGAGCTCGAGAGCGCCCGGCAGGCGCAGGCGGGCCGGGTCGCCGCCCTGGTTCCCCGTCTCCGCGACGTCCTCGAGGGCGCCCTGCGTAGGGAGGCGCGGTTTGAGGCCGACCGGGCGCGTCGGGCCGCGCAGAGTCCCGAGAAGCTCCGGGCCTGGATCGAGGCGTTTTATGCCACCCGAGAGGAGGCGCTCGTGCAGATCCTCCTCCCGGCGCTCCGTCTGCATTTCACCCTCGTCGGCCGGCCGGATGACGCCGAGATCCAAGCCCGGACGCTCCTCGCGCCCTATGTGGCCGAGTCACGGGCGAGCCTGACGGTCCTGCTCGACGCGCCCGAGGATCTCGAGAATAACGTGCGGGCGCTCGTGAGCGGGTGGGAGACGACCCGCCCCGGTGCGTTCACTGACGAGCTGATCAGGGAGGTCATCGCCAATGCTTGAGCATTTCGAGCAGCGACCCGTCGAGGGGGCCGAGCTCCGCATCGAGACGCGCGGGCTGTCCAAGGTGATCCGGGGATACGCCATTATGTTCGATCGCATGTCGGAAAACCTGGGCGGCTTCCGCGAGATTATCAAGCCGGAAGCGATGGACCGGACGCTGCGGGAGGGGATCGACCTTCGCGCCCTGGTCGACCACGATACGGCGAAGCCGATCGGGCGGCTCAGCGCGGGGACGCTGCGGGTGCAAAAGGACCAGCGCGGCCTCCTGATCGAGGTCGACCCGCCTGATACGAGCTACGCGCACGACATCGTCGAGTCGATTCGCCGGCGGGACGTGACGGGGATGTCGTTCGGCTTCCGCACCATCGGCGAGGACTGGAACGACAAAACCGACCCGCCGACCCGCTCGGTTACCGACATGGTCGTCCGCGAGGTCTCGATCGTCACCTTCCCGGCCTATCCGTCAACCGAGGTGGCGCTGCGGTCGCTCGCGGCGCACCGTCGGCGCACGGTGCCGACGATTGCGGAGCTGCAAGCGGCGCTCGAGAAGCGTCGCGCGGGCTGGCGCTAGTTATCGCTTGACGGGATCCGGTGTTGCATCGGTAGTGTGGATATAGCGGACATGCGCTAAAAAAATTCGGTAAACGTCGCCGCGGTGCTGGGGGTCCCAGCTTGGCGGTGACGGTGATTGTGAGATGCCGCCGGGACGGCGCCGCTCACAGGGTTTTCAACAACCTGTGGGCGGCGCCTTTGTTTTTGCGGGGCACGCCCAAATAGAAAGGTGCCCCGCAATGATCAAGGAGCTGATCGAAAAGCGGCAGCGTCTCCACGAGGAGAACGCCGCTCTTCTGAAGAAGGTCGCGCAGGACGGGCGCGACGTCATGAACGGCGACGAAGAGGCCGAGTGGCAGGGCCGTGACGCCGCCATCGAGGCGCTGACGAAGAACATCAGCATGCGCCTCAAGCAGGACCAGATCGAGAAGTCGCTGGCCGAGGTCGAGGAGCGGAAGGTCGAGCCCGCGCAGGTGCGGGACGGCTCGGGCTCCGCTGCCCTTCGGCGGCTGGCGCAGGGGAAGGGCGATTTCTCGATGGCCCTTCGCGGCTGGCTGCTGGCCGGGTCCGACAAGCCGGTGCAGGAGGCGCATCGCGACGCCGCGGCGCGGGTCGGTATCGACCTGAACCAGCGGATCCTCAATCTGAACCTCTCGACCCGCCCGCCGAAGCACCTGGGCGAGCTGCGGGAGTGGGAGCAGGAGCAGCGGGCGCAGACCGTCACCACCACGGGCGGCGGCTACGCGATCCCCGACGAGATGATGAGGTCGTTCGAGAAGGCGCTGCTGTGGTACGGCGGGATGCGTCAGGCGTCGACGGTCATCCGTACCGAGTCCGGTGCTGACCTCCCGATCCCGACCGCCAACGACACCGCGCAGACGGGCGCGATCCTCGACATCAACACGCAGGTGTCGAGCCAGGACGTCACCTTCGGGCAGCTCGTGCTCAAGGCGTTCAAGTATTCCTCGAAGCAGGTGCTCGTCCCGGTCGAGCTCATGCAGGACAACGCGATCAACCTGCCCTCCGTGCTGGGCGAGATGCTCGGCGAGCGGATCGGCCGGATTCAGAACACGCATTTCACGACCGGCGCGGGCACGACCCTGCCGTTCGGTATCACCGTGCAATCCGTCCTCGGCCCCACGGGCTCGGCGGGCGGCGGTATCACCTACGCGAACCTGGTCGACCTCGAGCATTCGGTCGACGTGGCGTATCGGCGCCAGGGCGCGGCGTTCATGATGAACGACCTGAAGGTGGCCGTCCTCAAGAAGATCGTGGACGGCTCGCAGCGGCCGATCTGGCTCCCTGCCGATGCCTCCGGCATGGCGACGGGTGCCCCGGCGACCCTGCTCGGCTATCCCGTGTTTATCAACAACGACATGAGCACGGCGGTCACCACGGGCACGAAGGCGATTATCTTCGGCGCCCTCTCGAAGTACATCATCCGCGACGTGGTCGGCGTCACGCTCCTGCGGCTCGATGAGCGGTACGCGGATTATCACCAGGTCGCGTTCCTCGCGTTCGCCCGGTCGGACGGCAACCTGCTGAACGCCGGCACGAACCCGGTCAAGCACCTGGCCCTCACCACCTAGTCGCAGTGCACGAGGGGCGCGCTCCTTCGGGGGCGCGCCCCTTATCTACCGCAACCAAGGGGGAAGGGGCCGCATGAAGACGATTCGGATTCTGGATCACATCTCAGACGAGCAGAAGCAGCGCGAGATCGGCGACGTCATCGAGGTCACGGAGGAGCGCGCCGAGCTCTGGATCCGGCTGGGGTACGCGATCCTCGAAGCGGCGGCCGAGGCGAACGAGCTCGAGTGTGCGGCGCTCCCCCGCGCGAAGAAGCGCGGCTAACCGATGTCGCTGAGTGCTGACGCCCTGGTGACGCTCGCCGAGGCGAAGGCGTATCTGAACCACACCGGGACCGCCGAGGATACGCAGATCGAGACGGCCATTAACAAGGCGTCCGACTACGTCCAGAGCGCGCTCGGCTGGGGACCGATCAAAACGCGGACGCAGACGTGGCGCCTCCCGCCCTACTGCGGCCTCTGCCTCTACGCGCCGATCCGTCCGATCGACGTGACGGCGACCGTCACGATCACGATCGACGGGACGGCGCAAACGGTGTGGAGGAGCTCTGCCGACGACCCGCAGACGGGGAAGGATGTCATTGTCGTCTCGTCTGTGTCCGGGTCAAGCCTCTGCCCCGATCAGTTCTACCGGGCGGCCGGGTGGACGGGTGCGGGTCTCTTGCCCGAGCCGATCCTGCTGACCTATACGGGTGGCTTCGCCTCGGCCTCCGCGCTGCCGGGGCGCATCCGCGAGGCGTTCGAGCTGATCCTGTCGAAGTTCTTTAAGGACGAGATACATCAGAACCCTGACACGGTCGTCTATTCCAACTCCGTCGGAACCGTCACGCGGGTCGACACCGAGATTCCCCGGCGCGCCCGGGAGCTCCTCGACCGTGACCGGCAGGTGTTCGTCTGATGGCGCAGCCGCTACTCGCGCTCTCCGTCAAGCGCCAGGGCGAGATCCCGGTCGACCAGGTGACGAAGGCGTATCTCGGCGTCGTGAGTCGAGGGGTCGGCCTCGCCGTCCGCGAGCTCGTCTCCAATCTGAGCGGGCGCCTCGTGCAGCGCCGTACCGGCAAGCTCATCAGCGGCATTGAGTTTCAGATCGTCGCCAAGCCTCGCGAGGTCGTCGGCGTCGTCGGGTTTAACAAGGACGTCGCCTTTCGCGCTGCCTTCCTCGAGCGCGGGACGCGGGCGCATGTGATCAGCGCCCAACGTCGCGCCCGCCTGGGGCCGACGGGCCGCACGCGCTTCAGCGGGCGCGGCGGAAAGATACGCGGCAAAGCCCGCTCCCATGCCCTGCTGTTTGAGTTCGGCGGCTCGGCGATCTTCGCGAACCGCGTCAAGGTCGGCCCGATTGCGGCTCGCCTCTTCATGCTCGAGACCCGTCGGGAGATCGAGCAGCCGATCCGCGACGACCTACAGCGGTCGGTCAATGAGGCCCTGAATGCCTGAGCCGCTGCGGGAACAGGCCCTCGCCGCGCTTGTCACGCGCCTGCAGACGATGACGGGCGTTCGTCCCGGGTTCGGGGCGAGCTACCCGAACACCGTCCGCGTCGAGCGCGTGTTCCTCGAGCCGCAGACCGTGACGCAGTTTCCGTATCTCTGCGTGCTCGAGACCTCGCTCAACGGGCAGGGGTCGAGCCTCGATGTCGAGGTTACGGCGGGCGGGATGGTCGGCGTGCGGCATGACCTCAAGATCCTGCTGATCGGCTTTGTAGGCGCGACGCCGACGGTCCTCGCGGCGACCTGGCGGCAACGTCTATGGGACGACTGCGTGCGAACCATCTTCGCGTCGAACACGCTCGGCGGGCTGGTGCGGAAGATCGAGTTCGACCGCCAGGCCGAGCCGGATTCTCTCGGGCGCGACCCCGTGGATGTCTTCTATCAGCCGCTAACGATCATCTTCGACGAGACGTTTACGACCGACTGAGGAGGCGAAACGACAATGGCGAATTTCTCGATTCCCCGGCAGATGCGGACGCAGGTTGTGATGAAGCCTGAGACCACGGCCGGCGGCGACATCTTCAGCGGCACGTATCTGACGACGGACGTCCTGCCGACGATCTCCGACTCGGTGCGCTTCACGCAGGATCCGAACGAGATCGAGAACCTGATGACGGCGGGCAACATGGGCCGCCTGTCCTCGGTGCTCGGCCCGCTGACGGCGCGCGTCGACTTCGCCATGTATCTGCGCGGCAAGGGATCCGCCTACGCCTCGGGCAACCGGCCGGAGTGGGATCTGCCCATGCGGGGCTGCCGCCATTCCTCGACGGTGGACGCGACGCCGGGCACCGAGACGGTGACCTATCAGCCGACCGACACCGAGGAGCTGATGACGATCTACGTCGTCGTCGACGTGCCGGGCGGTGCCGCCCTCTCGGCGCAGATCGTCGGCGCGATCGGGACCGGGCGGTTCTCCGGGCGCGCGGGCGAGATGGTGCGCGCGGACTTCTCTTTCATGGGCGCCCTGCAGGAGCGGGCCGACATCACCTATGTCAACGGCACGCTCGCGCCGACGCCGCAGTTTCCGACCCTCAAGAGCGCCGTCTTCCAGATCGGCTCGACCAACTACGCGCCGCGCATCTCTGAGATTGCCTTCGACGTGGGGAACCGGATCGTCCCGATCCCGTCGATCAACAGCGCGCAGGGCGTGGTCGGGCATACGGTGATCGACCGCCGGCCCGAGTTCCAGATCGACCCCGAAGCCGACCGCGAGGCTAACTCCGGCTGGTGGACGGCGCTGTCCACGGGCGCGCCGCTCAAGGACCTGTCCTTCGACCTGGGCGCCACGCAGTACAACCGCGTGCGGTTCCGCGCGAGCGCCAACGCCACGCCGGGCAGCACGGTGCAGGTGGTCGGCCAGAGTTTCGGCTCACGCACCGGGATCATGGCCCTGCCGACCCGGCTGCTCGCCACGATCGACTCCGCCAATAACGACTACGCCATCGTCGCTGACTAGGAAGGCGGTTCTATGACCCTCGCTAGCCTCAACGGGCTGATGCACGCGACGCAGACCGAGGTGGAGCTGACCTCGGCTGCGTCCGCGCTGCTCAGCCGCAAGTCTGTCATTCTCCGCAAGATCCCCGCGAGCACCTTCCGGGCGCTGTTCCCGATCGTCCCGCGCGAGATTCTCGAGGGGCTCCCGGTCGACCTACCGGCCGCAGAGTTTAACGCCCGGCTCCGCGAGCGTGAGCTGGCTTGGCTCGAGACGGCGCCGGGTGCCGAGCGTCGCCGCTACCGGGTCGAGCTCGAGGCGGTGAAGTTCGCCGCCCTGGCGATCGCCCTGGTCGAGCCGCGCATGACCGAGGACGAGGTCGAGCGCCTCGGCGACGAAGCCGCGCCCCTCTATCTCCGGCTTCTCGCGTTTTCCAATCTGATCGAGGAGCGCAAGCCGGAGCCCGAGACACAGGCGGTCGGTGAAGACGCCGCGGCTTAAGTTCCCGCTGACCCTCGAGATTGGCGGCGAGCCGATGACGTTTATCGGCCGCGACATGCTCGTGGGTTGGTTCTTCCAGGGGTTCCCCGATCCGATGCCGCTCACGGACTGCTGGAAGCGTGAGGGGCCGGAGAAGCGGCGGGAGCTCGCCGTCGCGATGGAGGCTTGGCACGATCAGCTCCTCTGTCGCGGTGTCTGGATCCCGACCGAGGGGTCGACGTGCCGACGCCTGACGCCCGAGCTCGTGCAGCGGCTCGGGGACCAGCGCGATCGCGCCGTCCGTCAATACCTCAGCGGGCTCGGCTGGGTCACGCCGGATGACAAGGGCCACGAGCTCAGCCTCGAGCCGCTGCCGCGGGGTCTCCGCTTCGATGATCCGATGGCCGACGCCGAGCGTCGGGGCGCGCTGACGCGGATCCCGAGCAAGAACCTCCTCGCCGCCCTGACCTTCGTCGCCGACCGGGCGCGCACGGCACCACATGTCGTCTGGCGGCGGTGGGGGATCTCCGAGTTTATCTGGACCTGGCGGGCGCGCAACGCGGAGAAGGAAGCCTCGCAGCGCGCGGTTGTCCGTGGTGCGCTCCCCGCCGAGTTCGCCGAGATCGGGATCGAGGCTTAGATGGCACAGAATAACGAGCTCGTCCTCACGATCACGGCGCGCGACCAGGCGACCGAGACGCTGAAGCGGGTCAAGGGCCAGGTCAAGGACGTCAGCGACGATCCCGCCCTGACGAAGTTCGGGAAGGACGTTGACGCGGTCGGCGCAGCCTTCGATCGACTCGGGGCGACCGTCACGCCGCTAGCGCCTGCCCTGCAACAGCTCTCGCGGATTATGACGAGCTCGGTTGCCGGCGCAGCGACGGGTCTCGTCTCTGCGTTCACGGCTTACAGCTTCGCGCTGAGCAAGGTGACCGAGGAGCAGGCGCGATTCCAGCGTGCCATCAATTCGCAGAATTATGACACCGTCCGCGGCGAGGTCTCGCGCCTAAACGACGAGATCCAGAAGATGTCAGACATCGGCCTGCAGATCGGCGGCCGGTTCGGCAATTGGCTCGACACGTCGCGCAGCCTCCTCAACGTGTTGCGGTCGTTCCCGCAGGCGTTCAACGAGAAGGTGATGGGGGCAGAGACGCCGGAGTCTCAGCGGGACCGGGCGCGGACGATCGGCCAAGGGCTCTTCTCCGTCGATCAGGGCATCCGGCAGACCGCGCTCCTGTCTCAGATTGAGGACACGAAGCAGCGGGCGATCCTCTTCGAGATGCAGCGGCGCCTCAACGCGGGCGACATCGAGGGGGCAATCGCCCTCCGTCCGAAGTTTGCCGCGTCCGACCAGCGCGAGGAGGATCTAGCGCTCGATAAGCTCCGTCGCACGCAAGCGAAAGAGACGAGCGACCTGGTGAATAGTGGCCTTCTCAAGGAGAACGAGAAGAACCTCGCGCTCGATGCGCTAAGGGAGTCGCACAGGCTCGAGCAGCAGGATCTCCGCGCCCGGATGGGGATTGACCTGCAGCGCCAGCAGATCGCGCGCGAGGAGCAGATCAATAACCTCAGAAAGCAGGCGGCGCAGCGCCGGTTCGACGTCACGTTTGACGAGGGCGAGGCGTTCTCGGTCCTGCAGCCGGGCGAGTCGCTCGTCGAATTCGGGCAGCGGGTGTCATTCGCGGCGCAGCGGGCCGCCTTTGAGGGGCAGGCGGCGGCACCCGAGCCGGGGATCGAGGACGTCGGCCGATTCGAGGCCCTCGCGCCGGGCACCGTCGACCAGGACCTTCTCGCTCGCGGGCGCAAGATAGTCACCGATCAGGATCAGAGCGAGCTCACGAAAAGCCGCAACCTGCAGCGCGAGGGTCTGCAGATCGAGCAGCAGCTCCTCGACGTGCAGCGGAACCGGGCCGACCTCACGCAGAGCGAGCGGGACTCGATCGAGATCTCGACCTCGCTGCGTCGCGAGCAGCTCCGGCTGGCCGACTTGCAGATCGAGCGCGACCAGCAGTCGACCGAGGAAGCGAAGCAGCTCGTCGACCGGAAGAAGGAGCTCGTGTCGGCGCAGGAGCAGGTACTCCGTACCGTGGTCGAGACGCAGCGGCTCCAGCGCGAGGATCCCGCGGCCGGCCTCGCGAAGGGATTTCAGGACATCGCTGAGCAGGGGTCAGCCGTCGGCGAGCGCCTCCGGGGCGAGCTGGTCTCCAGCTTCAATGACATCAACCGCTCGTTCTCCGACATCGTCATTGACGGCATTTATAACAAGGCCGAGAACGCGAGCGAGATCGGCCGCCAGCTCGGGAAGAAGCTCCTGACCGGGTTCGTCGACCAGCTCACGACCGGGCTGACCTCGCGCGCCTTCGGCGCGATCCAGCAACTTCTCGGCCTGGGCGGCACCGGCACCCCGGGCGGGCGCGTGCTGTCAGCGGTGCCGCTGGTCGCGAGCCCGTTCACCGACCAGGCTCCGGCTGCGGCATTGAACGGCAGCGGGGCGGGTGGCACGGGCGGCGTCCTCAGCACGGTTTACGGCGCCTTCTCCGGTACGGGTGGGGCCGCCGCCTCTCCGGCCACTTCTACCTTGCGCGGCATCCGGCCAAGCGGTGCCGCCGCTTCTGCTGCGACGGCAGGGAACGGGACCTTCGACCTCGTGGGCGGCATCAGTCAATTCGCCTCGGGATTCTTCGGTAGCACGCTCTCGCTCGTGGACGTTATCGGGGCCTACAACGCGGGCGGGTTCGCGGGCGTGGCCGAGGCGCAGTCGCTCGTCTCAGCGGGTCTCACGGGTCCGCAGGCCGTCTCAGTCATCCAGATCGAGGCGGGCGGGGCGGGCCTCGCTGAGAGTACGGCGGCGGGGGTCGGAGTCGGGACCGATGCGGGCGTCGGGGGTTCTACCGCCGCCGGGGTCGGATCGACGGCCGCCAGCGTCGCGGGCGGCGTCCTCGCCGCCGCTGCGCTCGCCTACACCGCGTATTCCGCCTATCAGTCGGGCGACGTGGTCGGCGGCGCGATCGGCGGCGCGGTATCAGGTGCCGCGCTCGGCACGGCGATCTATCCCGGTATCGGGACGGTCGTCGGCCTGATCGCGGGCGCGGCCATCGGCGCGGGCGCGGGCGGGGCGGGTAAAGAGGAGCAGGAAGTCAAGAACGACCGCCGCCGCAACGAGGCCGACCGGCAGCGGCGCGGCGCCTGGATCTATCAGGACCTCATGAACGCCATTAACACGGGCGTCGATCAAGAGGACGTCGCGCAGCAGACCGTCCGCACCGGGCACTCGGTCGGACAGCTCCTCATGGGCGTCGCGACGCTCAACCAGGCCGGCGCCCTGCGTGATGCTCCGTGGGGCTGGGCACCGAGTACGAACGCAGAGAAGACGCAGAAGATCCTCGCCGGGTTCGGGTACGCGCCGCTCCTTGACTTCCAGTGGGATCGGCTCAATTCGACGATGGAGCTGATCGCGTCCTGGCATCAGCCGCGGGGCATCACCGAGGGCGATATTGAGATCAGCAAGAACGCCGAGGCCCTCATGTCGGCGTTCGTCAACAAGAGCGGCGCGACCGTCCTGCTCGGGTATGACGAGCAGTTTGCGACGGGCCTTCGTGGCGCCGCTGGGCGGCTGACGCGCGAGACGCTCCTACTGTCGAGCCGCGCCCGGGAAGCGGCGGGGCGCGATCTGTTCGTGGTCGGGAACACGCTCGACAATCTCGACGACGACCAGGCGCAGCGCATCCTCGAGCGACTCGCGCGGGTCGACCGGGACCGCGATCTGCAGATCATCCGCGTCGAGTCGGACTTCGGCGCGACGGTGACGGTCGGGAACCGGACGCCGCTCCTCCCGCCGCCGCCTGATCCGGGGACCCTGATCGGGGAGCGGAACATCCCCCAGGTGTTCCCGTCCTACAGTCCTTATGTTCTCTTCGCCGATCCCTCCACCAACTCGTCGACGCTCTGATGCCCATCACACCTTTGCACACCGCACTCGCCGTGACGCGCCGGCCGAATGACGTGCTCCCTCGGCGCGGCGGGAGCTCACCCGCAGCGGCTTCGGAGGCGACGCCGCCCGCCCCCGCCTCGGTGCTTGAGACTCCGCGCGCTGGGTTCTTCTATCCCCGGATCATCTATGGCGGCGGCGCTCAGCTCGACTTTCTGGTGCCCGCTGACCCGCTAATCAGCGACGGTGTGATCAAGGGCGAGAACGTCTCACTCCTCGGCTTTCAAGAGACCCTGTGGGTACGTCACGAGCCGCGCCTGACGCTCGCGTTCCGCATCATCTCGCGGACGAACCTGATCCAGATCCGCGAGTGGTGGCGCGAGTGGGCCTCGAAGGGTCGGCAAAGCGAGGTCATCCTCGACCGCTTCGACACCTGCGCGGGGCAATACGAGTACGACGTACACAATCGCACCTTCACGCTCGCCCATTGCCTCTATAACCCGTTCGAGCCGCGCCGCTTCACGCCCTCGCGGGTGCTCTACTCGCTGCAGCTCGTGTTTCGCCAGGGTCAGGACGAGTCAGTCCTGTGAAGACGGAGACCTTCGCCCACCAGACGGAGCGCGTCAAGCGGGCGACGGAGCCCGTCTATATTCTGCGCTTCTACCACGTTCCCGACTACGGGAAGGCAACGTCCTACCCGTTCAGCCGGGACTTCACGAGCGCCCCGATCAGGGAGGCCACGAAGCCGGCGCTCATGTGTCTCGAGCGGCTCGGCGGCGGGCCGGCGCAGATTGTCCCTGAGCAGGGGCGGGCGAGTATCGGCGGGTTCCAGGTCGACGCCGTCGACATGAGCGGCGAGATCCTGCACTACTTCGCCAATCTGCAATTGACGCTCTCCGACGCCATCACTGCCTCGAGCCCGGGGCCGGGCGGGTCCCTGCGCCTGAACGACGTCGGCGGCCTCCCGGCCATGGGAACGGTCGAGGTCAACCTCGACCCAGAGATCGAGCGGATCCGCTATAGCGCGAAGGACGAGGCGACGAATACCGTGATCGTCTCGGCGCGCGGTGTGGACGGGACGACCGCCCGCGCGCACCCGGGCGGGACGACGGCGACGAACGGCGAGCAGATCCGGCCCGGCCAGCGGGTCGAGCTCCTGAGCGGCTACGCCTCGATGCCGGAAAGCCTCTTCATGCAGTCGCAGCTCGTCGAGGTGATCGACCGGAGCATCAGCGACGTGGTGAGGGCGAGCTACACGATCGAAACCGCCGACATCACCCGTGCGCTTCGGCGCGAGGTGTTCCTGACGGCCACGCAGGATGCTCCATTTATCATCGGCGGCCACCCGCTGACGATCGCCCTACAGATTTTGACCTCAACGGGGCAGGGGACGAATGGCCCGTATGACGTCCTTCCAGAGGAGGACGGTATCGGGATCCCGCAGGCGTTTGTCGACGTGGCCGGGATCGAGGCCCTCCGCGAAGACTTCCCCTTCGACGGCTATTGCTTCACGATCACGGGGCCGCAGATCGCGAAGACCTGGCTCGAGCAGGAGATTTTCAAGACGATCAACGGCTACCCGCTCGTGCGGCAGGACGGGACCCTCACCGTCAAGCTCTATACGCCGGTGCTGACCTGATGGCGATCGAGCATACGAAGGTCGCAACCATCCCGTCAGCCTACGCGGTGACCTGCAGCATCATCGCGGGCGGCTTCTGCGGCGGCAGCGGGTCGCACATGTGTTTCATGTCGGAGCAGCCGCAATCAGGCGGCGTGCCGCACGACTTCAATCAGCAGATCTGGACGAGCGTCGATGACGGCGTGACCTGGGCGAAGCAGAACGAGCTCGTCACCACCCGGCTCTGGCTCTGCCCGCCCTCGCGGACGATCGTCGCCCCGCGGCGGTTCCTCGTCGGCACCACGACCCCGACCGGATCGACGAACGGGATCGACGATTTCGTTACCCGGAGTCAGGATCTCGGGGCGACCTGGACGACGGCCGTGTCCCCGATCAGCCTCCTCACCTTGCAATCGGGGCAGGTGTTCTCCATCTCCTCGATGCCGAACGGGCACGTTATCGCGTTCGGTCGGATCGTGACGATCGACGGGACGGTGTACCACACCCTGCGCTCGACCGACGGCGGCGCGACGTTCTTGCCGTGGGGGCAGGTAGCGGCGCTCACGGCTCCCGGTGTGGTCGATCTGCAGGGCCTCAAGCTGTCGATCGTCGTGGGCACGCGGATCTGGTCGACGGCGATCGCGATCGGCGATACGGCCGATCTCTACTATTCCGATGACGAAGGACTGACCTGGAACGCCGTGACAACGAACCTGCCCGATCCGTCGGGGCAGGGCGTGGGCGTGACGTCATTCGCCCACCAGGACGGGCGCCTATTCGTCGGCGGTGGGCGCACGCCGTCAGGCGCGCCCGACAACCGCACCGAGCCGGTGGTATACGCCTCGACGGATAACGGTCTCTCGTGGACGGAGAGCGTCATCCCAGGCTATCCCTTCGACGCCTCGGTGCGGCGCTACTTCGTGCATGGGCTCGTCGCGATGGGCAGCGGGCATCTCTTCGCACACGTCAGCAGCGACCCGACCACGACCGGCTCGCCGGTGCCGTTCGCGGTGTCGCGTGATAACGGCGTCAACTGGACGACGGCGGGTAACTATACCGGCTCCCTGGGCGGTGCGCTCGGGATCAGCTTTAACGGCTGGCAGGCTGACGACGGCTCGGTGATCAATACCATCACCCGAGGCGGGGGCGGTGAGTTCGCGGGCGGCTACACCGAGATATGGCGCTCGGTGGTCGATCAGTACCGTGGCGGGGGCTCCTGCGTTCCGACGTCTGACACCACCGGGACGACGGAGACCGGCTCACCCTGCCAGGCTCCCGCTCGCCGCCGCCTGGGCGCGTGCGTCGACGACCTCACGGATAAAGACATCATCCGCGCCCGGTGGCAAGCCGGCGACCGAATGATCATTAACCGCGTCATCTTCTCGATTGATTGGGACGCGGTCAACCAGCAGTTTACGAAGCACGTCGTCTATACGTTTAACGACTCGGTCAAGAAATACGGGCTCCGGCCCGCGATGCGGATCGAGTCGCATGGGATCCGCAGCACACCCACCGCCTGCGGCAACTTCGGCACGGTGGGGTGCGGGATCGGGCTCCTCGACGAGCGGGCCTTCGCCCTCGGGGCGCGCTACGCCGACCCGCCGCCCATGCTCAATCTCGAGGTGTTCTACCGGAAACACACCTGGGAGCCGTCGGACATCATCTGCGTCACGAGCGCCTATATCCCGAACATCGTCACGGGCCGGCGCGGGATCCAGAACGAGGCGTTCGAGATTATCAACATTCAGCAGCAGTTCGCCCCCGAGGGGAAGGTGATCCTGACCCTCCTCGACGTCGAGGCGATCACGCTCCCGCCGCCGCCCTCGCGGTTTATCGCGAAGGACGAGGTCGACATGCTCCTGCGGATGCGTGAGAAGGACTACCGCCTAACGGAGATCCCGCCGCAGCTTCGTGAGTTCCGGCGCTCGAGTGTGGTGCTCCTTGAGAAGGCAAAGAAGCCAGGCAAGAACCCGCCGCCGCCTGACGCCGGCTTCGACTACGTCCACGATCCACGCGGCTATTTTCCGGGGGCTCCCTAATGGGTCTCGCAACCGTCGACTTCCGTCAGGCCGGTGGCCAGCTCGTCGAGTACGAGATGGTGCATTGCCAGCATTGCCGCGCTGGGATCCCGAAGCGGCTCTATCCCGACCAAGCGAAGGCGCCGGGGGCGATCCTGCGCGCCGAGAAGGCGCAGGGCGGGTTCTGTTACCCGTGCGGCGGGGCGATCTGCCTCGCCTGTATCCCGAAGCCGTGTCAGCCGTACATGAAGACGATCGAGCAGCTCCATACCACGATCCAGAAGCGGATCGGCAGCGACGCGCTCGCCGACGCCCTGGGACTTCAAGGGAGGTAACACACCATGGCGCTCTATACGGGTTCTCGGCTGAACCGCACCCCGACCGGCTCACAGGACGAGTGGACGCTCGACGCCGCCTCCGGCGAAGTCGGCGCGCTCTACTTCGTCGAGGCGGGTGCTGAGGCGACCACCACGAACGCGATGCGGACGCGGTGGACGTACTCGAGCGCCGCGTCGGGCGCGCTCACGACGCTCTCGAGCGTGCTGAAGACGGATCCGGCGCAGCAGGCGCTCACGAACCTGATCGCCTTCGGGTCGCCGTATGCGACCACGCAGCCGACCCTCGACGCGGGCGATTGGTATGCCGAGGGCTGGAACGCGCTTGGCGGGCTCGTGCGCTACCAGGCGGGGCTCCCCCAGGACGAGCTCATCATCATCGGCCCGAAGCTGGTGTCCTGCCGCAACGTGGTCGGCACGCAGGTGTCCGACTACATCTGCAAGTGGCGGGAGTTCTAAGACGTGGCGACAACCAAGGCGCTTTACGCCTCGTCGGCTAGCATCACGATCTCGTTTAACTCGCTCGCTGACGGGAACGCGCGCGAGTCGACGGCGATCGACAACAGCTCGAACCTCTACCTCGACGCCCATGTGCGGGTCAGCTTCAGCGTGGGCACCGTGGCGAATGAGAAGCGGTGTCTCGTCTATGCATATGGCTCGGAGGACGGGAGCACCTACCCGGACACCGTCACCGGGTCGGACGCGGCCATCACCCTCGAGACGCCGCCCGTGATCCAGCTCGCCTTCGTGGTCCCGACCCCGACCAGTAGCAAGGTGTACGAGTCCGACGTGTTCTCAATCGCCCGCCTCTTCGGCGGGGTCCTGCCCCGGAAGTGGGGCATCGTCGTCGCAAACCGCTCCGGCGCCGCGCTGGCCGGCTCCAATAACAGCGCCTCGTATACGGGCGTCCAACTGCAATCGGTGTAAATGAACCGCAACCTTCGTCAGCCTCCGTTCGGCGCGCCGCTCTCCCGGCGCGCTGCAGTCTCGCGCGGACTGGTGATGGCCGTGCTCTTTAACGGCGGCACGACGTTTAACGATAGCTCGGGCGTCGCCGGGCCGGGCGAATACATCCCCGCGCTGACCTCGCTCACCAATGGCGTGAACCAGCACGGGAAATTCGTCGAGTTCACGTCGGCGGGGACCTCGCATCATATCGACTGGCCGAGAACGCCATGGATGCCCACCGGGCCGATAACCGTATCGCTTCTCTATGAGAAGACTGACGCGACGAACCGCAACACAGTCGCATGGGGCATCGACAAACAACTCGCGAGCGTGACGTATCAATGCCACGCGACCATGCCCTTCGGGGATGGGACGGTGTATTTCGAGTATGGGGGCAACGGTGGTGCCAACGAAGTCAGCGTCGGTGGCCTGACGTTCGGGGCTGACCATTGGGCGTTTACAGTCGGCGCGCGCGGTATGGAAATCTGGCAGAACGGCTTTCTACGCGCGTCGAACGGGAACACCCCGACGCGGACCAATGACCCGACGCATCCATTCAAGCTCGGGGCGAATCTCTCCGGCACGGGATTTGTCGCCGACTTAGCCCGCATAAATGTTTGCTGCGTTTGGGATCGCCAACTCGACACGCGCGAATTGTGGACGCTCAACACCGACCCTTACGCGCCCTGGAGAAACCCTGTCTGATGACAACGCCCATCCGTCGAGTCCTCGGCCTCCTCCTCGTCCTTCTCGCGCTCGCGGTGCCAGCCTGGGCGCAGACGCCCGGCACATGGACGGAGCATCAGGGGACGCGCCTCGATCTCTCCGCGGTGCGGTGCGGCCAGCCTGGGGCGCCGGCAGCGCCTCCGGGCTGCGTCCCGTTCCAGCTCCCCAGCGGGGGGAACAACCAATTCACCAGCATGATCAACGCCTGGGTCGACGGCGATTGGGACGCGCAGCGTAAGCGGTTCACCATCATCCGCGGCGGCGGACATTGGGACTGGCCGGGGAATCAGGTCGTCGCCTTCGATCCCTTCGCGCTCGCGTGGATCCATCTCAAGGACGCCTCGCTCGCATATCCCACGAGCATCAGCGCGACCTTCGGGCCGGTGTATCCCGACGGCTCGCCCGCGTCGCTCCATACATACGGCTGCGTGGCGTACATGCAGGGGCTCGATCAGTTTTACTCCGGGGGCGGCATCTACTGGTCGCCGGCGGGCTCGAGCACGCCCCAGACGGTCTTCTGGTGGAACCCGGCGACGGGGGAGTACACCAAGAAGCCGACCACCCGCCCAGGCGGCTACGGCTGTCAGGCGCGCTGGGATCCGGTCCTCGGGAAGACCCTGATCCGGCTCGCGAGCGACTTCCGGGCCTACGATCCCGCGACGGACAGCTACCAGCTCGTCTTCAGCCAGTCCGCGAGCGCGAGCGCGGGGAGCTCGCCGCTCGTCTTCGTCGGCCGGAAGGTGTACCGGACGGACGGCGCGGCCTCCCCGAGCCGGATCCGCATGATCGACCTCGACAACCTCGCGGCCAAGGAGCAGACGCTCCTGACACAGGGGGATACCGGGATCGAGGGCCTCTACGGGCCGGGACTCGTCGCGGTGGGGTCAACCCTCTATGGCTACGGTAAAGGTCCCGCTACGGGGCAAGGCGCCCTCTACACGATGGACCTGGCGCAGCCCTGCGGGCTCGCGGATCAGCCGAAGTGTACCTGGGTCCGCCAGACGCCGCCCGATGGCGTCTACCCGCCGGCCCCGCATAGCAACGGGACCTGGAAGCGGCTGTTCTACGTGCCCGAGCTCGGCCGCGCCTTCGTGATCAATGCCGGGGGCGTCAACGTCTGGAGCGTGGCGCTCGCAGCCCCACCGCCGCCGTCGCGCGTGTTCACCGTCCAGGCCACCGGGACCGGGGTCTGCACGCCGGGCGGGGGCGGCACCTATCCGCACGGGACGTCCGTCACGGCGACGTGCGAGGCGGCGCAGGGGTCGGTGGTCGACGCCTGGAATGCCGGCTGCCCCGGGCCGCTGGACCTCACGGCGGACACAGTCTGCGTCGCGACCGCGAGCGACGTGCAGGCGCCGGCCGTCATGATCCAGTCCCCGGCGGCGGGGGCGATTATCAAGCAGGCGGGCGTCCTGCAAATCGGCTATGCGGCGACCGACAACGTCGCCGTCTCGAGTGTGAGCTGCACGGTCAACGGGCAGGCGATCGACTGCGGCGCCTGGACGATCCCCGCCGATTCACCTGATGGGGCCGTGACGCTCACGGTCACCGCTCGCGACACGGCGGGGAACGAAGCGACGGCCGTCCGCAACGTGATCATCGCCCTCTGCCATTGCTCGGGCGCGAGTCAGCCGATCCCCGAGCCCGGAAGCCCGCTCGTCGGGCTCACGCCGAAGACCTGGAAGGCGATCCCCTCGGGGCCAGTGGGTTCGCAGACCAAGCACACCCGTACCGTCTATGACTCCACCCGCGGCTGCCTGGTGACCGCTGGGGGCGACGGGACGGGCGTCAAGGGCGGCATGAGCTTCACCGGGCAGCAGGTGTTTCGGATCTGCCTCCACAAGGCGTCGGGCTGGGAGACGCTGCACGGCTGGTGCCCGCCGATCGGCGGGGGTTCGGTCCTGCCGAGCGGGGCCGACGATATCACCTGGGTCTATGACGCCAAGCGGGACCGCGCCCTCGCGATGCCCGCCTACTACGGGGGCGTCACGGTGTCCTGCGCCGGGGTCACCTACACGAAAGAGGCCTACGGCTTCGACATGAACGCGAAGCGGTGGGACGTGGCCGGCATCCCGACGCCGGTGCCGGCCTGGGGCGGCGATCTCCACAATCACTTCGGCGTGGTCGATCCGCAGACCTATGCCGTGTTCCGCGTCTACTACGGCTGCGGGATGCAGATGATCCCGCTCGACAGCACGACGGGGGCCTGCTTCCCGCTGTCGTTCCCCGGCGCGGGCGGGTCAAACATTTGGAACATGAGCAACGACCAGCAGGCGATCGACGTGCAAACGGGGCATATCTACGCCATCTCGCGCGTGCTCCGCAGCCTCGTGAAATGGTCGATCGACCAGCGCAAGGTCGTCGAGCTGATCCCGATGCCGACGACCTGGGTCGCGCCGACGAGCGAGTTCGGGGGCTGGGACTATGAGACGTATCTCGCCTTCGACTCGAAGAATCGAGTGCTCATGAACCCGAACACCGTCAACTACGGCGGCCTCCTCACCGGGCGGGGCGTCAACTTCTACCACGTCGACACGAAGGTCTGGACGTGGGAGGACGCGCCCGCCGAGGTCTCGGGGAACAACCTCGCCTATGACGCGACGAACAACGCCTTCCTCTTCCTCGGCCGGAATGCTGCCAAGCAATTCTGGCTCTACCGCTACCAGTAGCCGACATGGCCGACTCTCCGCTGCCGCCGAACAGTCGACGACGCGGCGACGATCCGTCCGAGACGGACTACACCCTCCGTCGGCGCGGGCCGAACGGGGGCTATTTCGAGGGGGCGACCACCCGCGAGCTGTTCCACCTGGCGGACGCCATCGAGCGTCTTGAGGGCAAGCTCGAGATGGTAACGCAGGAGATCACCGAGCTCCGGCTCTTCCGGGCCAAGATCCTCGGGCAGGCCGGCGTCGTGGCCGGTCTCATGTCCCTGCTGGTGACGATCACGCTGACCGTCATCGGCTGGTTCGTGAAGGCCCGCTGATGCCGCCCCTCGTCCCCGCCGCGCGCAAGGTCACCGACCCGACCGACTGGTCGGGCCTCGAGCTCCTCGCGGCCACTGTCTACCTCGAGGCCGAAGGGGAGCCCGACGAGGGCAAGGTCGCCGTGGCCTGGGTCATCAGGAACCGCATGGACCGGAACCAGAAGGGCGTCCGCGAGACGATCCTGGCGCCCTATCAATTCTC